AGCAACTCGGGAAATTCATTCGTTCGCAAACGAGATCCTTGGTGAAATTGGGGAGTGGTGGTATAATAAGTGCGGCGGCGGTCGGGACATCAATGTCAACATCCCTGAACTTGGCCAGGCTGTCGGTAAATGATGCTGCAAAGGCTCTGCAGACATCACGCCAAACGATCACTAAGCACATCGAGCAAGGCTCGCCTGTAGACGCCGATGGGAATATGAACCTTGTGCATTATGCCGCCTGGCTGAATTCGCAACTCCACCGAGCCGGATCCGGGGAAGGCTAATGGCGGGAATTGACGTAGTACACCTGGAGGCGATCCAACTCGTGCGCCTGTTGAACTCCACGCCGGCCGGCACAGTTGTCACCACGGCCGCAATTCGACGCCAGATGAACCGGGGCGGCTTTCGGATCGGCGATGGAAAGACAGTCAATCTAGTGCGGTACGTGCAATGGCTTGTCGATGAAGTCGAGTCGCAGAAGGGCGTTGCTGACCACCGGGACACGGATCTCAAGCGAAAGCGTATGGCGGTCCGGGCGGCACAGAACATCGCGCCGATACCTGAGATCCAAAACCCAGCCCGCCGGAATCGCTGCAAGAAGTTCCTCCGCAAATTCTGCAAAGAATACTTCCCGGAAGTGTTTGTCTGGGAGTGGAGCGCCGATCATCTCATCGTTATCAAAGCCCTGCAGCGGGTGATCCGGACGGGGGACATGCTTGCATTTGCAATGCCCCGCGCGAGCGGGAAGACATGCCTGGCCCGGGCCGCTGCGTTCTGGGCGGTGCTGTATGGCTATCGGCCGTTTGTTACGCTGATTGGCGGCTCGGAAAAGAAGGCCAAGGAATTGATCGAGCCGATGAAGATGGCCATACTCGAGAACCCGAGATTGCTGGCCGATTTCCCGGAAGCGATCTACCCGTTGCGGTGTCTAGAGAACACAGCCAAACGCCAGGCGCAACAGCATTGCAATGGTAAGCTAACGCATGTCCGGTGGGAACCTGACAGGCTTGTTTTCGCAACTCTACCGGAGGATGTAGTCGCCCGGGCGCTCTCGCCGATCGGCGAGACTGTCAATCCTACAGCGGGATCCATAATCTCAGTCACGTCACTTGACGCGCACATGCGAGGCCAGCAATACACGCGAGCGGATGGATCCGTGATCCGGCCGTCGCTTGTCCTCCTGGATGATCCGCAGACCCGGGCCTCCGCCCGCTCGCCAGGCCAGACGAAGCTCCGGATGGATTTGATTTACGGCGATGTCCTGGGCATGGCCGGCCCTGGCGTGCGGATCTCCGCGATGATGACGTGTACGAAGATCTACGAGGATGATCTTGCCGACCAGATTCTAAAGCAGGAGGATCACCCGGAATGGCAAGGCCAGTGTACGAAGCTGATTTACACATTCCCGACAAATACGAAGTTGTGGGAGAAGTACGCCGAGATCCGGGCTGATGGGCTGCGCCGCGGGAAAGGCTTGAAGCCGGCCACGGCGTTCTACAAGAAGAACCGCAAAGCGATGGACAAGGGGGCCAAGGTAGCCTGGCCGGATCGGTACGATCGATCTAGCGAGATCTCGGCGCTGCAGCACGGGATGAATCTCAAGCTCCGCAATGAAGAGACGTTTTTCTCGGAGTATCAGAATGAACCGATGCAAGAGCAGATCTCGGATGATGTCCTTGCGCCGGCGGCGGTTGCGGAGAAGCTCAACGGCCGCAAGCGCGGAATTGTCCCGTTGTCTTGCCCATATCTGACAGGCTTTATCGACGTGCATGATCGAGTCTTGTACCGGATGGTATGCGCTTGGCAGGATGATTTCACCGGCTACCTGATTGATTATGACACCTTCCCAGACCAGGGCGTTCCGTGGTTTGAACTCCGGACAGCCAAGCGGACGCTCAAGCGGAAGTATCCGAAGCGGACTACTGACGCGGCGATCCTGGCCGGCCTGGAGGAAGCGATCGAGGAAATGCTGAATCACGAATGGCCGCGAAGCGGCGGGCAGGGCTGCATGCGCATTGGCCGGCTCTTTGTTGACATGGGATACAAGTCCGAGCTGGTAGCCGCGGCCAAGCACAAAGTCGGAGGCGAAACGATGCTGCTGTCACGCGGCGTCGGGATCGGGGCTCGCAATAGGCCAATGACCGAGTACCGCCGGAAACCTGGCGAGCGGTACGGCCACCACTGGTATCAGCCGAGCGTCAAGGGGACGTCGGAGTTTCCTCATATCGCGGTCGATGTCAACTACTGGAAAACCTGGTTGCACGAAGCGATCGCCACGCCTGCAGGTGATCCGGGAAACTTCACGCTCTTTGGTCGGAAGCCGAAAGAACACGAGCTACTTGCAGAGCATATCGCCGGCTCGGAGAGTTGGATCGAAACGAGCGGATACGGGAGAACGCTGCACGAATGGAAGATCCGTCCGACAAGGCCAGACAATCACTGGCTGGACGATCTTGTAGGCTGCGCCGTCGGCGCGTCGATGCTCGGGGCGAAAGCGCCAGGGATGAAGAACCCGGGGCATAAGGGCCGCAAGAAATACACCCAGGCGGATCTCAGGAGCCAAGGATGAAGAAGTCAGAAAATCAGAATGCAGCCGAGGCGCCGATGGACGCCGGCATAGCGACGGGCCGAAAGAAGTACAGCGGGACGATCGTACCTGGCATGGATCCGGATGCGGTCGGGTTGGTCTGTCCGGACTGTGGCTGTCAGCACTTCCGAGTAGTGTATACTCGCAAGGCGGCGCGTGGCCGGATCATGCGCCGGCGGGAATGTCGGCATTGCTTCTCGCGGTTCACAACGATGGAGATCTCGGATAATGTTGAAGAACCTAAGTGATCTTGAATTGCTGATCCTGGAGCACTTGCCCGGGACACCGAACGGGCTTTCGGTTGCAGAGTTGGCCGATGGGCTGCTTGGCAACGCCGGCCCGAAGGCCCGGGGCCAGGTCAAGCATGCGCTGGGGGTCCTCGATGAATCTCTCGGGGGCCTGGCGGTGCGAAGGGGCGATGATTTCCTCGGGCACTGTGATGTTGAGCTATGGGGCTTGCCGGCGGACACCCGAAGCGTTGTCGGAAGGATCCTCGCCTATTGTCGCCAGAGTACCTAAGTTAAACCATGGAATGTCTACCGGTAGACGTCTGCGAGATTTCGTTTTGGAGTACGGTGGACATGGGCGATACTGAATGCGTGAAGATCCCGTCAAGAACGGGTCAAAAAAAATATGATCGGACGGCTCGACCTAGAGCCGCCGCCAAGAGATGGCAAAGGCCATACGGGGCCGTATCCCTGGATGGTCTTTTTTGTTGGGTCGTCCGATCAGTTTTATTCAATACATCCGGAGCCAGGCTGTCATGGTCGACGATCTACAAGACACGATCAGCGAGAACGCGCAGGGGCCTGCAGAGGCCCGGGGCGATGAAGGCTCGATGCGACAGCACCCGCTCCCAGACCAGATTGCGGCCGATAAGCACCTTGCCGCTAAGGGAGCGCTTTCGGACAGCACGAAGAAAACCTTGGGGATCCGTCTTATCGGACTCGTGCCACCGGGGGCAGTCTAATGTGGTTGCCCTTTGGAAAGGCGGCGCGCCGACGCCGCGACGTGAAGTTATTCCGTCAGATCGTGGCGAGGTTCGATGCTGCCCAGACGACAGACGAGAATCGCCGGCATTGGGCCAATGCGGATGATCTGAGCCCGATCGCGGCGCTGAACCCCGAGACGCTCAGGATTGTCCGGAGTCGGGCACGCTACGAGGTTGCAAACAATCCAATCGCCCGGGGCATATCGTTGACGCTGGCCAATGACCTGGTTGGCACGGGTCCACGCCTGGACCTTCTCACACCTGACAGGGAACTCAACACGGCGGTAGAAAAGGCGTTTGGCCAGTGGATGCACGAGATCGGACTTCCCGCCAAGCTCCGGACGATGCGGATGGCGAGATTCAGCGGTGGCGAGGCGTTTGGCGTGATGTTCACCAATCGCGCGTTGCGTGGTCCGGTCAAGCTTGACGTCAAGCTGATCGAAGGGGACAGGGTAGGCACGCCGAACTATGGCTGGAACACAGACGAAAAAAAGCGGGTCGATGGAATAGTTTTCGACGCCGAGGGCAATCCGGAGAAGTATCACGTATTGAAGCGTCACCCGGGGGCAACTGACTCGCAGATGGGGCTTGACGATTTCGACACAGTATCGGCGGCGGACATGATCCATTGGTTTCGGGTCGACAGGCCTGGCCAGCGCCGCGGGATCCCGGACATCATGCCGGCGCTTGGGCTCTTTGCGATCCTCAGACGATTCACCAAGGCCACGCTGTTAGCGGCCGAGACGGCGGCGGAGTTCGCGCTTGTAATGAAAACGACATCGCCCGCCGGCGGCGAGGCGGCGGATGTCGATCCGTGGGTAACGATGGAGATGCGCCGCAATATTGGCATGTTCGCGCCCGAAGGTTGGGAGCCAACGCAGATGAAGGCGGAACATCCTAACGCATCTTTCGACGTGTTCCGCAAGTCGATCATTAACGAGATGGCAAGATGTGTCAACATGCCGCTGAACATCGCCACGGGTGATTCGTCCGACTACAACTATGCAAGCGGCCGTCTGGATCATCAGACGTACTACCGGTCGCTCGACGTGGAGCAAGGCGAGCTTGAAGGAGTCGGCTTGGATCCGTTGCTCCGAGGCTGGCTTGGCGAGGCGATCCTGGTAAGCGATTTCTTGCCGCTGTCGGCGCGTATGCTGCAGAGCGAATACCTCTATCGGTTGAATCATCAATGGAACTGGCGCGGGCGCGAGCATGTTGATCCCTTGAAAGAAGCGAGGGCGGCGGATCTCTTGCGGGCCGGCGGGGGCATGACAGATGCGGAGTTTTACGGGAGGAAGGGGCTCGATTGGGAGGATCAGTACGATCAGCTCGAGCGGGAACAAAAAGGGCGCAAGGAACGCAATCTGGCGGGTGTAGCGGATGCTGGAACGGACGCGGCCGGGAGGGAGGCCGCGACCGCCAGCGCCACACTCACCGAATTGGAAGACAGGTTAGAGGATCTCGAAGATGCTTCTGGCGAGTAATGGAATCAGCGCGCGGAGTCGCAACGGCAGGACGCCGGCCAATGCCCACAGAGGGCCGGCCGTGCTTGAGCTGATGGGCGACGGCTTTGAATGGATGGAAGCCGCGGCCGGCGATGATGCGAAGCTCAAGCGTTTCACAATGGTTGCGTACACGGGGGCGGCGATGCGGATTGCCGGCTGGCCGTATCCGGTTGTCGTGAACCTCAAGGGCCTCAAGATCCCGTCCGGATCTCTGCCGGTGTTGAAGAATCACGATCGAGATCAGATCGTCGGGCACACAGACAAGACAGACAAGCAAGAGGCGCGGCTTACGTTGCAGGGCGTGATTTCGGGCACGGGCGATGCGGCGCGCGAAGTAGTCGAGACATCGGCCAACAAGTTCCCCTGGCAAGCGTCTGTTGGGGCGCACCTGGAAGATATGATCTTTGTCCCGTCCGGAGCGACGGTGAAGGCGAACGGTAAAGAGTTCAAAGGTCCCGTGTACGTCGCCAGGAAGGCGACGTTGGGAGAAGTTAGTTTTGTTCCGGTCGGTGGCGATTTGCGGACATCCGCGAAGGTTGCTGCAGCTGGAGACACAGGTAAGGAGTCGACAATGAATTTCAACGAATGGTTACAAGCGAAGGGTTTCGATCCAGAGGCGATTTCCGAGGATCAGAGGAAGTTCCTCCAGGCGGCTTTCGATGCCGAGAATACCGCTACTGCAGAGGCCCAGGCCGCTGCAGCCGCCCAGGCCGCTGCAGGCGCTGGCGGCGGAGGCGAGGCAACGCCGGATTCATTGGTAGCGGCCGGTGCGCCGACAAATGGGATTTCGCGCGACGAAGCGCAGAAGTTGTACAGCGATGCGGTCGAGACGGAGCGCAAGCGCGTCTCCGACATCGAGGGCGCATGCGCCGGCTTCAAGACAGACGAGGCCAACGAACTCCGCGCGAGTGCTATGCGCGGGGACATCGACCTGGTGAGCCTGCAGGCGAGGCTCTTGGGCATTGTCCGCGAAGGGCGTCCGACAGGCCTTGCCGCAAGCGGTGGCGGATCCACGGGCGAATCGGACCGCAATACATTGCTGGCCGTGGCGTACCGCGCGGGAGATATCCCGGAAGCCGAGATCATCGCGGCTTGTGGCGAGCAGTCGATCGACGCGGCATACACGCTGCGCGGCATGGGGATCCAGGAGTACTTCGCGCGATGTGCGATGATCGACGGCGTTGAGCTGCCGCGCTACCAGAGCGATCCGACATCATGGATCCAGGCGGCGTTTAGCACGATGTCTCTGCCCGGGATCCTGGGCAATACGACTACCCGTGCAATGCTGGACGGCTACAACTATGTCGAGAGCGCCTGGCGTGAGATCGTCAAGATCGCCTCAGTCAAGGACTTCAAAGAACACACCCGTTATCGCCTTACCGGTGATATGAAATTCGAGCTTGTCGCCAAAGACGGCGAGCTGAAGCACGGGACGCTCGGAGAGCAGAGCTTCACGCAGAAGGTTGACACCCGGGGGATCCTCTTTGGTCTGACGCGCCAGGACATCATCAATGATGACATGGGAGCCTTCATGGCGATCCCGAGGCTCCTGGGCATGGGCGCTGCCGAGTCGGTTGCGGAGGTCCTCTGGACGCTGCTGCTTGCGAATCCGAGCAGTTTCTTCCACGCAGACAATAGCAACTATGCTGAGGGTGCTGGAACGGCCCTGGCCATAGATGCGCTCAGCCAGGCAGAACAGTTGTTCCTCGACCAGACGAAGCCGAATGGCCGGCCGCTTGGCATCGCGCCAAAGAAGCTGCTTGTTCCGACGGCGCTGAAGGTCGTAGCAGAGCAGCTCATGAGTTCCCTGCAACTGATCGAAGGGGCGTCAAGCGCCCGGACGCGCAAGTTGCCGTCCAACAATCCGCACGCTGGCAAGTTCACGCCGGTTTGCTCCGCGTACCTGAGCAATTCGACGCTCACCGGATACAGCGCCTTGGCGTGGTATCTGTTCGCGGATCCCAATGTCCTGGCGGCGCTGGAAGTCGCGTTCCTCAACGGTGTCGATCGACCGGTGATCGAGAAGGCCGATGCCGATTTCAATACCCTGGGCGTGCAGTTCCGGGGCTACATGGACTTCGGTGTGAAAGAACAGGATCCGCGTGGTGCGGTGAAGATGAAGGGTGAGGCTTAAAGGCTGGCAACTGGCAACTGGCAATTGGCAACTGGCGACGGCATGAAAAGTAACGGCAACAATCGACGGCCCGGACGCGAATGGACCGTTTAGCGGCGGGGCACCGCCCCGCGTTTTATAGGAGAATTGAAAAATGTCACAGGAATTTCAAGGCCGGTTTATCCAGGAAGGTCTGGCGGTCGATTACACGCCGGGCGCCGACGTGGCGGCCGGCGACGTGGTGGTGCAGGGCAACGTTGTCGGCATCGCGAAGAACCCGATCGATTACGACGCCTCCGAGACCGGCTCGCTTACGCTGTCGGGCGTCTTCGAGGTCGTCAAGGCGGAAGAGGCGCTGGCAACGGTCGGCGCGAGCATCTATTGGGACGAGACAGGAAATCCCTACGAAGGGACCGGTGGCACGGGCGCGGCCACGGCCACGCCGACAAGCAACACCTTCATGGGTTACGTGCTTGTCGCCGCGGCGTCGGATGACGAGACCGTCAAGATCCTGCTGCGCAGCACCATCGCCTACGTCGGCGAGGGTTTCTCCCTGGCGGATCTCAGCGACATCGACGCCGTAAACTACACGGCGGGCCTGATGCTTATCGGGACCGGGACGAAGTTCGCCGACGTGGCGCTCAGCGGTGCATTTGGCATGGCCGCAACCGGCCTGATGTCGATGGCGTCGGCCACGGTGGCGGCCGCCGGAAGCATACAGGCCGACGCGGAGGTAGTTGCCCAGGGGTTCACCTTGGTGTCGGCCGCGAACGCGACGAAGGGCGTCAAGCTGCCGACCGCCGCCGCTGGCGCGATGTGCATCATCAAGAACAACGCCAATGCCGTACTCAAGATCTGGCCGAACACGACCGACGCGATCGACGCGCTCGGGGCCAACAACGAGATGGAGATCGC